CAAAGTCGCGTAGCTCTTTAATTGTAGTATCGTAATTAGGGTCTACAATAAACTTGTCGACATTGGATTGGCTAAAGCCATAGTCCACAGCTTTACCTACAAAGCCGTGGCCTACAATACCTACTACAAGATTTCGCTTAATTAACATTGTAATAGCCTTTGTACCATTCAATAAAGTTCTTTACACCTACTTCAATTGAAGTGGTTGGTTTATATCCAAGCTTTTGCAATTTAGTAGTATCTGACCAAGTTTCTGGAGTATCAGCTACATGCTTAGGTACTAAGTTACGAATTGCTTTACGATCAAGATTCTTTTCAATTTCATCTACAAACTGCACAAGCTCTACTTGTTCTCCATAACCAATACAGAAAATTTCATGATCTTTTTCTTGATTACCATCAAGAATGTTATCAGTTACAATTTTAATACCTTGCACAATGTCGTCAACGTAAGTAAAGTCACGTTTCATATCTCCAAAGTTATATAGATCAATAGGCTCACCTGCTACAATACCATCTGCAAACTTAAACAGCGCCATATCAGGTCGACCGTAAGGACCATAGACTGTAAAGAAACGAAGACCGGCAGATTTTGGAACATTACTATGTGCAAACTGACATTCGTTTACATACTTAGACCAACCATAAGGGTTATTTTGGTGTTCACCTTTATCGTGTTCGTTCCATGGAAGTGGCTGACCGTGCATTACACATGACGATGATGCGTAAATAACTGGACATTGTGCTCGTTCAGCACCTTGAGCAATCTTCATAGTACCAGTGATATTAGTATCGATATATGGTTCTGTCATTTCCATAGAGTGCCGTGGATTAGCAAAAGCTGCTAAGTGGATTACAGCATCCATGCCATTTAATTGACCAGCCCAATTAATACTATTAATATCAAGACTCAAAATATTTTCAGGTGGAATTCCAGCATCGTTCAATAGTTTTTCTCTATCGTATTTTAGCTGTGGATCGTAGTATGGATTAAAGTTATCACAACCAAAAACTTCATAACCTTCGCTATGCAGTTTCATTGCTGTGTGGTATCCGATCATTCCGGCTATGCCAGTGATAAATATTTTTTGTTTCATGCGAAAAATTCCTCTAGTCCTTGTGGTTGATTATCTGGTGTTTTGTTAATTTTGTCAAATATATCAGGGAACGATACATCTGGTCCATTATGCGATGCATAATATTCGTAAGCCATTTCACGCCATTCATTACGCATTACATTATCTTTTCTAAGCTTATTTATGACTTCAATAGTTTCTGACCAGTCTGTACCTACTTCACCAGCCCATATAGTACCAGTGTTTTTATCAGCAGTAAGTTTATTGCCAGTTTGCAAATGTGTACAATGATCGCCAAAAGCTTTTCTAAAGATTGGAACTACACCAACAGCTGCAATTTCTAAGTGAGTAAATTCAATAAAGTTTTGAATATATTCAGGTTGAAGAGTTGTCAATTGAAAACCAAAGCCACACTTTGACATACGTTCTAACATTTCAGCATGCTTGAATGCGCCAAAAACATAAGGCTTTCCACCGGCTATTGTTTCAACATCGAAGTTTTCAGCCATTTCGTGGAATTCAAATTTTTCGCGAATATCAACGAATTGAATTGATTTCTCCATTCCTTCTAATGTATATAAAGGATCAGGTAAACTTTTCTGCAAGTCGAACATAACATCGAAACCTTTCCAATATGCAGACCTGCCAATCCATTTCAAATGATTTGGATCTTGATCTTCAATAGGTTTCCAATATTGTTTACGAATGCTTTCTACATTAACGCCATTACAAAAGCTATATGAATTAGCCTTAGCACCAAGATTTCTACAGTAATCCATAAAAGGACTTTTAGTAGAATAAGATAGAATAACGTTTGCAGATTTAATAACATCGTCAAGCAAAGCATTACGCTTGATAGACATCATTTTATGATCGTGTTGAATCATAACTTTTTTAGTCGTGATTCCATCAATCATTTTACCGAAGTTTTCGATACAATCGTCAGGGTGTCCTTTCGATGGTAATGAACCAATAAGTACTAAATCAGCCTTATTGCAATCTTCGGTAATTATTTCAGTGCCGCAGATCGTATCTCCACGAGCAGGTTTATTACCCCACTTCCACTGTTTAATATTTTCATCTAAGTAGTGAGATGCAGCACGTGTCCACTTTTTATCGCTAGGAGCATAGACTGTATAATCCCACCCCTTTTTAAGTGCCCAATCTTTTAACTCGAGCGTGAATCGAGTTACACCGCAGCCTTCAATGCCGCGGCCTAGAATATGTACGACTTTCATATTTTTCACCTGTCTTTATTATAATAGTTATTATATCATATATATGAGGGTTTGTACACTAAAAAATTCACTATTCGAAATCTTTTTTTGGTTTAAGCTCAACAACATTATCTTCATATGGGCCATCGTCTAAACTAACAAATTCATATACAATACCTGCTTCGTCAAACATTTCAAATGTCTGGCTTGCAGAATTTCTCCAATCTTCTGGAATAACCTGATCAACCATTACTACTCGTTCAATACCTACTTGGATAATACCTTTAGCACAATCGCTACAAACAGGTAAACCATATACGTATAGTGTCGAACCAGCAAGAGATACACCATTCCATGATGAGTTATATATGACATTCATTTCTGCATGAACTACATACTTGTATTTTGTCGGTCTGTGCTCATATCTTTCAGGGTAGTCTTCAATGCCTCGTGGGAAACCATTATATCCTTGTGCTAATACTTCACCGTTGTCTCCAACAGCTACTGCACCAATTTGTCTTGAAGGATCTTTTGACCACGAAGCAATATGCTTGGCCAATAAGAGATAGCGTTTGTCCCACTTATCATACATTATGTTTTACCACCTGATGTTTTACGTTTAATATCGTTATGATTGAATTCTGCCCAATACAATTCAAAAGCAATTCCGTCTTCAATTCCAATAAACTGATGATAGAGTCCTGGCTTTACTTTTGTAAAATCGCCGGGATACAAGATAGTTTCATCAACTAATCCTTGATCTTCCTGCCATACTCTAATCATCATAGTGCCTGACTCTACATAAAAGCCATTCCACTTAAATTCATGTTTATGTTCTGAACATTGCATTCCTGCTTTATATTCAATTCGATGAAACTCACAGGCACCATTTGCTTCTATAAGTTCCGTTTGTCCCCAAACTTTTCCTGCAATCATTTTACTAAATCAAAGTGCCTTTCATAAACATGTAAGTTTTGAACTTGCCAAGTTATATCACCAACTTCCATTTCTTTACGATAATCTGCATCAGCAGCATTACCAAGATATTGTTGATTGTATGCTTGTGTCACCTGATTCAAAACATAATGCTGCCATGCATAATCATTCTTATAACCAAAGACTACATCATTAGATCGCATTTGGACTACAGCATGAATTTTAGCATTACGAATATAGTAGCTAACTGCATTAGTACAGATAAAGTCATTCTTACCGAGTTCATTAAATTCTGTCCAGATTGATGGACGATTGTAAATCATAATGGCTCGACGAGAATCCATATTCCACAGTAGTTCATTAACTACATTGTCAAATTGGCGATAATACTTATCACTAAAAATAAGATTACCATAGTTAGAGTTAATTTCACCGTGGTCATTAGCAGCCATTTGCCAAGCTTTAGGAGGCTCATCACCGTAAGGTATGTCATTGATATTGGTAGACATACCAAGATACCAATCCACTTCAGCATTGATGTAATCCTCATTTGGTTCACCAAAGATCGCCGGTTCATTGGCAAGGAAGGAAGCGCCAATTACTTCGATGGTTTTACTACCATTACGATCAGTGGTGAATTCTTTATTTTCGAGTGCGTTAACAAATAACTCTCGAATATCATTTACGTTTTGCACAGACTCTCTCCCTTAGATCTGATGATGAGAACCTATGGTCTCGTTTATTAAAGTAAAGTTCAATGCCACGATTGCGACATTCGTCTTTACCTGTGAAATCTTTTTGACGATACTCTTCTCCAAGGATTCGTACATCAATATCATACATGTTTATTATATCAAGTAAATCGGCTTCTGTACAATAAATAATGACTTCATCGACATATTTTACTGCAGCAACCTGAGCCTGACGTTCTACGATACTTTGAATAGGTGCATTCTTATCAGCCCTATCTAAAGTAGGGTCAACCTGTAATGCAACAATTAAATAATCACATTGCGATTTA